CACATTGAGCCTTAAAATTAACAATAGAAGTGACTTCAAGACCGGAGAAATTGAACGAATTTGCAGTGTCTTGCAAATTACAAAAGCGGCTGATAAAGTCGATATTTTTTTGTGCAAGTCGTCCCAATAATGAGACGCAAGCCGGAGCAGCCAGCCTTTAGATAAGCAGCAGGCAGCGGGGATATATTTTTTCATTTCTCTTTCTTTTTTCTTTTTTGATTTCCCGCACGCCCGCCCCACCCAACATCACATTTATCGCAGCGGGCGGTCTGCTGCTGATTTAAGGGCTGGCAAATAAAAAGGACCGACTGCGGGCACAGTCGGTCAAAGGAGTTGATAGTCAAAAGGCATACACACATATCAACACCTATAGTATAGGCGTTGAGAGAGAAAAAGTCAAGGCATACGGACAATCCGGTCTTGCGTAATTCTTAATGAGGTGAACGAAATGAAGAAAGAACTGACCACCGTGATCATGGTTATGGTGGACGGCAAGGTTAAGCCCTTGGAGGACTTGACGGAAGAAGAACACAGCCGCATGCTGGCGGCGATGGCGCACCGGCTCACAGAGAGCATGAGCGACTATTACGCCCAGCACCCGGATGAGGTAAAGGAGTTAGCGAAGATATGACGAAACGAGAAAAGACAGGGATAGTGCTGGTGATCACCGGCTTCCTGCTGGTACTGCTTGGTTGCTGTATGGTGGCGGATAATCCGTACTGGTGGGTATCCGTGGCAATCAGCGGCACCGGCTGCGCATTGATCGCCCTGGCAGTGTTCGTACTGCCTAAGGACGAGGACGAGGCCAGACAGGACAAGCAGCTGGTGTTTGAAGACGATAAGGATAGAGTGGTGCTGCTGGCGCCGCTGACAGATTTTGATGTGGCGTATCTACGCGCCTTAAAACTGGGAAAGGACAATGACAATGAGTAATGAATATATGGACTTGGTGATCATGACCAACGGCAAGGTGTGCCGTGCTCCTGGGTTCAGCGAAATACGGTCCGGTTACAGAGTGGCCGTGCAGGGCTGTACATACGATGTGCTGGAGGCTGTGTCTGTACCTGTGAGCGAGGCTCTGCTGACGCTGCCTAAGGCGTATGGGTTTGTTCGCCCGCTGGAGTATGACGAGGACGAGCAGGAGGAGAATGCCGATGTATGACAAGGAGGCGGGCGTGATCGCCTGTGACAGCTGCGATATAACCATTGAGGGTTATGGGTTCTCCATCGGTGCGGGCAACGATGAGCCCAGCGGTAGCTACTGCTGGGAATGTGCTTGCGAGAAGTTGGAGCAGCTGCTGGACGAGAGCAACAAGGAAGCGACCATTGTGCGGCGCAGCGAAAACTGGCTTCGCAGCTGCTACGACCTGGGGGTGATCTGATGACCAGCGCAGAAATGGACAAGTTTGTGCAGGACTACGGTTTTTGCCCCCAAGACTGCGACCCGGAGGCGCGGGCTGAGGCCCGCATTGTACTGAATATTGATAAAGGAGAACGATATGGCGACACTGTATGAACTGACCGGCCAGGCAGCCCAGCTGATGGAGCTGCTGGAAGCCGGAGAGATTGATGAACAGACGGTCCAGGACACATTGGACAGCATGATGGTGCCGGAGAAGCTGGAGGACTACGGTATGGTGATCCGGCAGCTGACGGCGGATGTGGAGGACTACAAGCGAGAAAAGGACTTCTTCGCTGATAAACAGAGGCGGACAACGCCATTAAGCGCATGAAGAAGACCCTGGCGGCGTACCTAGCTGCCACCCAGCAGGATAAGGTGCAGGCCGGACGGTTCGTACTGACCAGTACCTCGAGCAAGTCGGTGGATGTGTTCAACCTGGCAGCGGTGCCGGCAGAATACATGCAGCCCCAGCCGCCCAAGGTGGACAAGCAGTCTATCCGCAATGCTCTGTTGGCGGGGGAGACGGTAGCCGGTGCGGCGCTGATTGAGACCCCCGGCTGCGTGATCAAGTGAGGTGAATGGAATGGAGAACATGAAGATATATGAGGCGGTGCGCAAGGTTCCGGACAGCGCCAAGAAGAACATTAGCGGAGGCCGCTTAAAGGGCATGACTGATATTAACCCAATGTGGCGTATTAAGGCACTGACGGAGCAGTTTGGCCCTTGTGGTATCGGTTGGAAGGTGGAAGTCAGCCGCACATGGCAAGATCTGGGCGCGGACGGCGTGGTGACTGTGTATGTGCAACTGCTGCTCTATGTGAAGTACAACGATGCATGGAGCGCCCCTATTCCGGGTATTGGCGGTTCCTCGTTGGTGGCCAAGGAGGGTAGCGGCCTGTACACCTCCGATGAGTGCTACAAGATGGCTTATACGGACGCTCTGTCGGTGTGCTGCAAGATGTTAGGGTTCGGTGCAGATGTGTACTGGGCAGCTGATCGGACGAAGTACCAGCAGGTGCAGCCCCAGGACGCAAAGAAAGAACAGGCACGGCAGCAGGCAGCGGAGAAGATCAGCCCGGATCAGGTGGCCGTGCTGAAAGATAACGCACAAAATGAGCGGGTCAAAAAGGCCTTGGCCTATTACAAAGTGAGCCGCATTGAAGATCTGACCCGGCACCAAGCTGATAAGATCTTCATAAAGTTAGGTCTATGAAAATCGAATTCAAAAAAGCTGACCTGGTTCCCACTATGGCCAAGGTGGGGGCGTTCATTGAGTCCCTGGTGGATAAGGAAGAGTATGTGCTGGAGATCAAACCAAGGGTTAAGCACCGCAGCTTAGACGCCAATAGGTACATGTGGGCATTGATCGGCAAGCTGCAAGCGGAGTTGGCCAAGAACGATCCGCATATCACCAAGGACGAGATATACCAGGGCTATGTGCGGCAGTATGGCAAGTTTGTGGACTACCAACTGCCGGACAGTGCCGTGAATGCCATGACGAAATCATGGGGGAGGAACGGCCTGGGATGGACAGCGGAGAAGGTGGACGATGGTATCTACCCGCGCACCTCGCTGGTGCGGTTCTATTACGGCACCAGTTGCTACGGCACAAAGCGCATGGCTCGGCTCATAGACGCCGTGGTGCAGGACTGCAAAGCACTGGGCCTTGAGACTATGCCGCCGGCGGAGCTGGCGCAGCTGATGTCTGCTTGGGAGGAACGGAAACAGTGAAGAAGAGCATTATTCAGCCGGAAGAGCAGCGGCAGTGCTACCTGTGCGGCTCTGTGCGGGCCCTGGAGCGACACCATGTATTCGGGGCATATAACAGACGAAAAAGCGAGAAATACGGCTTGACGGTGCTCCTGTGCCATAATTGCCACAACGAGCCGCCGAGAGGCGCACACCACTGCAAGCAGACGATGGACTATTTACATCGGGTGGGGCAGCAGGCATTTGAAGCTGCCTACCCGGACAAGGACTTTATATCTATTTTTGGGAGGAATTATCTATGATTAACAGCGCTGTAATTATGGGTCGACTGACCTACGAACCGGAACTGAGAGCCACGCCCAGCGGCGTCTCCGTTGTGCGCTTTCAGGTGGCTGTGGACCGCAGCTATCAGAAGGCAGGCGAGGAACGCAAGACGGACTTTATTGATGTGACCGCCTGGCGGCAGACGGCAGAATTTGTGTGCAAATACTTCCACAAAGGCTCCATGATCGCCGTGGAGGGCTCTATCCAGACGGATAACTTCACCGATAAGGACGGAAACAAGAGAAAGAGCGTACAGGTCGTTGCCAACCAGGCATCCTTCTGCGGCTCAAAGGCAGAGAGCGGCGCACATACGGCAGGAAATGCACCCGCACCGGACGCAGAGTTTGAGCCGATTGATGATGATGACGACCTGCCGTTTTAAGGAGTAGATATGAGCAATCAGGGTTGGGTGAAAGCCTACCGGCAACTGCTGGATTGGGAGTGGTACACCGATGTACCCACATTCAAACTGTTCTTGCATTTATTGCTTATCGTCAACAGGGAGCCGCAGCAATGGCGAGGTCAAACGCTGAGCAGCGGCTCCGTGGTAACCTCCATCAGCGCTTTAGCAAGCGGTAGCGGGCTGTCAGATATGCAAGTGAGAACGGCGCTGAAACACTTGCAAAAAACTGGCGAGATTTCCAAGAATGTAACAAACAAAAATACCGTTATTATCCTGCGTAACTACGCCAAATATCAAGGGTCAGCAGACGATAGGCAACAAGCAGATAACAATCAAATAACAAACAAACAACAAACAGATAACAATCAAATAACAAGCGCTTTCTATAAACAAGAATGCAAGAATGAAAGAATAGAGAAGGGGAGAGAGCGCGCGAGCGCGTGCACGCCCGCAAAATTATATGGCGAGTTTAAGAATGTTCGATTAACCGATGAGGAGTTTGCAAAGCTGAAAAAGCAATTCCCACTTGACTGGCAACGGCTAATCAAGAACTTGTCCTTCCACATTCACAACACCCACAAGACCTATTACGACCACTTCTCTGTTTTGCAAAAGTGGGGCGCAGAGGACAGGAAGAACAGCGGGGCACTGCAAAGCCCGCCGTCTTACGACCTGGAGCAGATCAAGCGGGACACCATGAACAACACAGACATCAAGTTTTAGGAGGGCCTATGAAATTAAACAAACTGACACCACGGCAGGCGCTGATCTATGACGCACTGATCCCGCCCGGCATGCCGGTGAGGGGCAAAGAGCTGGCGCGGCGGACGCGCATTAGCGAGCGGGATCTGAGATCAGAGCGCAAGGCTATGCAGGAACAGGGCGTGCCCATCGTCACCGGTGATTTTGGGTACATGCTGGTGGATGAGAGTAACCCGGAGCCGCTGCTGCGGTACGCCAAGCGGCTGAACGCTCACGGCGATGAAGAGCTGGCCACGGCGGCAATGGCCCGGCAGATTTATGAAAGGCTGGTGACAGCAAGATGATGGTACGATTGACGATACCGGGAGAGCCCCAGGGTAAGGGACGGCACCGGGCGGTGCGCCGGGGTGACCATATTGCTACATATACGCCCAGGAAGACCAAGGACTACGAGGACGAGGTGCGGTTCTGCTACCGGCAGGAATATGGAGATCTGATGGCCTTCGCTGTGGACGAGCCTGTCAGTGCAACGATCGTTGCAGCGTTTGGCATTCCCAAGAGCACCAGCAAAAGGCGCAAGGTGGAGATGATGGCCGGCATGGTATTTCCCACCAAAAAGCCGGATACGGACAACATCGCCAAGATCGTGCTGGATGCACTGAACGGCCTGGCCTACCCGGATGACAAGCAGGTGGTGGATTTGCAAGTGTTCAAGACCTATGACTTGGAGGGTTATGTGGAGGTCGAGCTGCGGAACTGGAGGACACGGACGCAGGGCTTGACCTGTTGTCACCGGTGGACAAGCTGGCAGACACCGAACGCGGAAATGGCGGGTTCGGGAGCACAGGGAGGTGAGCAGGATGTGTACAGCAGCACAAATTATTCTTGTGACCGGTGCGATTATTGTTGCATTTTTCGGCGCGATCGGCTTTGGTCCGAACTTTAAGAAATAACCTGAAGGTGTGTGTATGACGGAGAAAGAACTGAACGCTCTTTACTGGCTCAACATCGAGCTGGAGCGGTTGAAAAAGCAAATAGATGACATAAGAGCTAAAAAGCGTGAACTGGCTTTAGATGTTGCAATAGGCAACGCCGACGTAACAGGTATGCCCAAAAATCCATCTCCAGCCAACGGATTTGAACTATACATCATCAATCACATTGCACTGCAAGATCAGCTGGACGCAGAGCTGGATAAACAGCTGGCGCAGTATGTGGTAAAGCTGCTGGAATATGAACGCAGGAAAGAAGAGATTGAGGCATATATCGATCAGATCGAGGATGAGGAGACCAAAAGCATATTTACCTACCGCTGTGTGGAGCGTAAAAGCTGGTCTGAGATCGGTGCAATTCTCTTCATAGACAGGCGCACGGCCAGCAGAAAGTTTTATCAATACATCAGGGATAAGTAAAAATGCCCACAATGCCCACTCGCACTATGGTATAATGATAATGTGGAGCAGCCGGACAAAGCTGCTCCAACTTCATTTTACAGGATCATTGCTTATGGGCAAAAGGACAGCGAAAGACATACGCGTGCTTTGCTGGCGTTGCCGGCAGGATTATGTAACCGCTGGGTATTGGTTGCGCCAGGTGGGCGACAGCAAGAAGGAACCGTGCGACAAATGCGGTAGAGGCGGATACACTTACGAGGTGCTTTGTGCGAACAGAAAAAGTAAGAATTGACCAAATACGGCCGTACCGGAACAATGCTAAGATTCATACCAAGGATCAGGTGGAGCAGATCGCCCAGTCTATTCTTGAATTTGGGTATAACGATCCAATCGCTATTGATGAGGATAATGTGATCATTGAAGGACACGGCAGATGGCAGGCACTTAAGCAGCTGACTGCTACAAATCCTGCGTTTAAGACGATCGATGTTATCCGGTTGGGTCATTTATCTGATGAGCAAAAGAAAGCATACATTCTTGCACACAACCAGCTTACACTGAATACCGGGTATGATGAGAGCATTCTCAACCTGGAGCTTGGCTCCATTATTGACATTGATATGGGCCAATTCGGGTTTGAACTGCCGGGTGATTTAGTCACCGTGGATCATGATGCAGACGACAGCGAGGAAGACGACTTCCACAGGGACAATACTTACAAAATGTATAACCTGGATATGATCGACACAGATCGGACTACCGGCTATTATCAAATGCCAACACTGGAGAAGTGTGCGTATATTCCAAAGGATCTCATCGGGTTTAATTACATGATGAGCAGCAAAGCAAAGAATGTTGGCGTCCATTGCTTTGTGGATGACTACCAGTTCGAGCGCCTTTGGAACAATCCGCACAAGTACCTGGACAAGATCCTGGAATATGACGCATTCTTAACGCCGGATTTCAGCTTGTATCTGGATATGCCAAGAGCAATGAAAATTTGGAATGTTTTTAGAAGCCGTCTGATCGGCCAGTTTTTGCAAGATTACGGGATGGAAGTGATCCCCACGATCAGCTGGGCAGAAAAAGAAACATTTGATTTTTGCTTTGATGGTGTGGCCCAAGGGTCCGTAGTTGCTGTGAGTACCGTTGGTGTAAAGCAGAGCGATCAGGCCGCAGAGAAAGGTGACGGAACGGCTGAGAGCTACAGATAACAAGAAGCTTGAAACCAACGAGTGAATGCAGTATAATTTAGTTGAAAGGAGTTGTTGATTTGGTTGATAAGAAGTTAGTTCCTGCAACGGATAAAGAAGTCGCAAAAGCAATTAAAGAAACGCTGGACGAAATGCAGGACGAAATTGACGCAATATTCGATGCACCGCCGACAGAAGAGGAGAAAGCGATTGAGGCGGAACTTGCTGCGGCTAAGACCGTAGAGGAATATACGGCGGTAATGAAGAAATACAAGATGGGTCAATATGCGGATGACGCGGAAGGCGTTTTCTTGATGGACTAAAGGAGATTGACTATGGGCTTAGATAATAAGGAGCTGCAACCAGCAACCGATGAAGAAATCGGCAAGGTCATAAAAGAGGTTCTTGATGAGCAAGAGAAAGAGTGGGACGAGAATGGCCTGTTTGAGGAAACCGATGAGGATAGAGCTTTTGAGGCAGAGTGGAACAAAGCCACAACTGTAAAAGAACGAACCCGTGTTTTGCGCAAATACAAGCGTGGAATTTATAGAAAGGGCGCAGAGGGTACGATCATCAAATTTTAATTGAATACTTTGTTAAGGCGTTGCTGTTTAGCAATGCCTTTTTTGTTTGTGAGGAGGAAAGAAATGCAGAAGCTTAATTTGCAGCTTTTTGGTGGTAGAGGAGCTAATAGTGGGTACGCCGGTGGAAGATCTACTGGTGGTGGCAGTCGTGGAGTATCACGCTTTTATGACAAAACAAAAGAATTCAAAGGCATGTCGATTCACGAATTCGAAAATGCTATAAGAGATAAAAAGACAGAGTATATAGGAATTTTTGACAAGGATGGAAACTTGATTGTCGCTGGGACGAGCAATAATAAGGGTAGTGTTGCAATACCATCAAATGCACCCGGCTTTAAGAATGGGTACACGCTAACACATAACCATCCGTATGATGGCGGTAGAATTATTGGCGGCTCATTCTCGGAAGCGGATGTACAAAATCACTTGGCCTTGCGTTTCAAAGGTGAAACAAGAGCTGTTACAAATGGCCCGAATGAAAACACATACATTTTTAGAGCTAAGCGTGGTGTTAAGCAAAACAGTGCGAAGATGTCCACGGCCGCTGCAAAAGTTGGCAGCCAATATCCCAGTGAAGCTAAAAAGACGCTCACTCGTGTAAAGAATCGGCTGGCCAAGCAGGGCAAGTCACTTAATGGTAAGGACAATCAAGTGTATATTGGAACTGCTAAGAGACTCTGGAAAAAGGCTAATGTTGAGCGTTACGGATATGAGTATATCAATGTTACCAAGAAAAGATGGTAAGGGCGTGGTGTAAGTGGCAAATGAACAGAATCTTATA